TTTCTTTTAGTGTCCGCTTGACGGTTTCACCTCGACTCTTGCGCCTTGAAAATTAATCTGTTGCTCAGCTGGGAAGGTTACCTGCACCCAAGGCGTTTTAGAGCGTATTCTGTCGCCTTTTATTCCTTGATAGTCATAAGTGTTAGTCGGAGATATTCCCACGCTTATTGAGGCGGTAGCTTGCGTTCCACCTGACGGAGGCACACCTACTGATATCGCAGGAGTTAAAGTATAACCAGTCCCTGGATTTGTTATTGTGTAGCCAATTACTTCACCTGCTGTATTTATTATAGATGTAGCAGCCGCTTGTGTTCCACCAGCTATATTTGGAGGACCTATTGCAACCGATGGCGCAGTAAGGTATCCACTACCTAAGCTTATTGGAGATATAGATAATACTTGAGATTGGTTAGCGTTATTGCTTAATCTGTTTCTTAATACAGGTGCAAACTTTTCTCCTTCTCTTGTAGCGTAGTTAGAATCACTCCAACAAGTAACTTGAGTTAAGTTGTTGTTTACAGTTGATGAACTATCTCTTGCGTATACAACTGTATTCGTTGTAGTTAATTGACCCATAAGTATTACGCTTAATGGTTCAATAGTTGCAGGGTATCCTTCTGAAATTGGGAAAGATATGTAACAACTTGGAGTAGCCAATTGGTTGAAGTCTCCTGGAGTTGAATCAAACTCTTTGTATAGTTTTAATCCATTAGTTCCGTATTGAGAACCAACAGTAAACACATCGTCACCTATTCTTATCCATTGATCTGGATTATCTTCATATGCACCTACCCATCTATTTAATTGATAGTTATATACATAACTAACTTTCTTGTCACCTATATATTGATTCAATCTGTTTTCTCCGCAGTCAGCAGGGAATTGAGTAGGAGTAATATTAGGCACAGGACAAGTAATAAATACCTCTGAAGTATATGGATTAATTCCTATTTTAATATTCTTTGCACTTATAGCAGACTCGTCAAAAGGAAGATTTCTAAATACTTGATTCCATAAGAATCCAGCTTTTTGTTGGCTAATTGGAGTTGCTCCATCGCCAGCTAATTGGATAATCTCTCTGTTTAATGCATCTGCCCAAAATACCATACCTTTATAAGATATAACACCTTGTGGACTTATACAACCCCATTGACCAGTTATTGGTTGAATGGTTCCTATTACAGGGGCAGAAGATAAGAATGCTGTAGATTGGTCTTGACTATAAATTTGTGCTTGACCAACTAAGCCAATAAAACTACCACTATTACAAAGTATAACTATTCTAGACGCCAAGTTAGCTTCTTTAGAGGATAATATAATTGAAGTAATTGGACCTGCTGTTCCGTCAACATCTGTAACATCTAATGCATCAAATGAAGACAAACCATTGCTTTGAGTTTGAGGTATTTTAGCGTTAGACCATCTAATCTGATTAGTAAGTCTTTTTTGCCCTATAGTATCTATTGGAGTAATTCTTCCAGAATCTGTTAACCATTGTGTGAAATTCTTCTCATAAGGATTCATTGATACAACAGTTAAAGAACCGCCATTTGCATCTCTTCCTTGAGTGTATGTATCTCCACTTAATTCATAAATTAAAGAGCCTGTAGAATAAAAATCACCTAAAGTAGATGAGTCTATAACCTCTCCAAATCCTGCAACTTCATACTCTTGGTTAGATAATGACTGAGGTGTAGCAATATATGCAATACATTTAGATTGGTATCTTCTTCCTGTATTTACAAAGTTTGCAAAGTCACCATTGTAAGCACCAAAGTTTGATCCTAAATATATTAATTGTTTATTGTTCTGTAATGATAAATAAGGTAAAATTGTAGATTGAGGTATTGATACAATAATATATCCAGATTGTTGATCTATAACAGCACCAAAAAATAATTCTTGAGTAGATGTTATAGTATTATACATTGCTAATTTACAAATGTCTCCATCTTTGTATGCATACCCAACGCCATCTTTAGCTAAAGAAGATATAGGTATTGCAACACCATAGTAAGAGGCGTTTGTTGTAAATTCGTTTTGATCAAAAACAATTACATCGCTGCTGTCTTTATATGCAAACTTGATTATGTCAGGAACAAAAGAAATAAATGTAGAATATGTGTTGTTTTTAGAAACATCTATAGAGTAGTGTTTAGCCCAAGTTGGTAAAGACTGAGAACTATTTAAATCAAATTGCAATGATTGATATAGAGTTCTGGTATCTGGGTAATATTCTGGAACGTCAACTGCCCCTAATCTTTGTATGCCACACTTTCTTAATGCTTCGTCATAAAAAGTAATTCCATAACTATAAGACGAACCTGGAAGAAACGCTCTATTTTCTGAACTTACATTATATGTTGCAGCTTGAATTATAGCACAATTATTTGAAGGAGAAAAAGATGGCCAAGTCACTTGGTTCTGATAATAAGGAACAACAATCATTTGAGCAAAGTTTGTTGCTGATTGAGTTGTTGTAGCCCAAACTCCACTATAAGAATCATTTACCTCACTCATAATTGAAGACAAAACATTTGCTTCAGTAGATATTGCTAAAGGATATTTATTGTACAAAGTTGTTAAATCAAGATTCCAAGAAAAATCTAATTTAATCATATTCTCTATAGAAACTTCCGTTGGAAGAGTCATAAAGTTTTCTGTAGAAAAACCAACAAAACTTTGAGTTCCAAAAAAGCCTGCGCCACTAGTTACTGTAGGAACAACTGAATTTGGAAATAAACCAATACTACAATCTAATGGATATGCATAATAATTATATCCTCCAGTTATAGCTTTTTGAGTTACAACGCACCAACTCCAACTATCTGTGCCATTTGATTTTATGGCTATATATATCGGTTGTTGATTTATAATTGGTTCTACAGCATCTGGAGTTACAAATGAATTAACAAAAGATGGAGTAGACGCAAATGAAATAGGTGTATTCGGAGTATCGTAACCTTCTAGGTTATTAGCAACCAACAATCTATTAGAAGCAAGCTCTAAAGACTGAGAAGTTATAGGTACATTGTCAAATTGTTTAGCACAATAAGCAGCGTCTAATGTTTCTATTATATTTGTACCATCCCAATTTTGGTACGTAATGTATATACCAGTTGCTCCAGGGTCATTATGATCAGCTACCAATTGAGCATCTGTTAAACTAACTGGACCAAATCCAAAGTCATAAGTTCTAGTAGATGTGTCATATTTATTTATAGTTCTAATAACTTGGAATATATTGGTATCCAAGTATCTAACAACTATATCTATCTTTTTCCAATTGCTTGGTATTTTTTGATCTTTGCTTAAACTTATAGTTACTATATTGTCTTCATAGTTATTTGCATCTAATTGTTCTTGCCAAGGAGGCAAAGATGTTAAACTATATGGAGACAATACAGAAGTTAAATTATCTTCATTGGTTATTCTATATGTAAATTGAATACCTTTCTTTTGTATTAATAAAGCCTTGGTATTATCTGTCCCTCTAGAGCTAGTTAATGGTATGTGACCAGGCTCTGTAATCAAAGATAATTCTTCTAACGTAGGATTGTTTGTGAAGTAATTTTTATTTACATCTACATATCTAATTGGATTAACACCATCTGTCCAAACCAATTGCTCTCCGCTAACTCTAGCAGAAACAAAGTAAGTTCCTAAAAATCCAATATTATCAATATTAGGACCTAAAACCCAAGTTCCGCTTAATAATATAGATGAATCTGCAATCGATATTTGATTAACCTTATTGGTTGTATTATATTTAATTGCAACCTTAACTATATAAGAGTTTGATGGATTAATAGGAGAACCATATTGAGGTGTATATATAAATAAATATATAAACCTTGTATCGTTACTTATTGACTCAGTATCGTCTGTTGCATAACCTATACATTTAGCGCCATTCTGATTATAACTAGTAACGCCTAATGTAGAGAATAAAGTAGTCCAATCTGTATTACCAGCAAATGGCTCTAAGACTCCTAGATCACCTCCAATATTATATTCACTCATATTTCCACTCTGACCATCACTTACGCCTAATAAAGAGCCTAAAGAGAAATGGACATTCATAGCAGAAGAATACGACTCCTTGTCTTGAAGATGGGGAGCCGTATCAGTATCTAAACCTTTCGTAAAAAGTTTTGTAATTTGAGCCATTAAAAAGCTTTATTAGTTGTCAAATAATTGCAAGTATTTAACACCAAGACCTGGTATATAAACTCTTACTTTTTGATTAGACGGAGTATTTGCTGGAGACCCATCAATTAATGCATCGTCAACATAAAATTCAGGTTCAGGATTATTTGCATTATGAACACCAATTGCCTTAGCTACACCTGGATTAAATCCACCTAATTTATATGTTCCATTGGTTTCATTAATATCAACACCATAGTTTGTGCTACCTAATCTATATGTATCATTAGATGCGTTCATAATTAAACCAGCACCTGCAGCTTCACTTAAAGTATAAACTTGATTTAATAAATCTATTTTTAAACCAAAATTATTAGTGTCATTGCCCATAAAGAAAGTTTGATTTATGATGTCAATTTTTAATAATCTATGGTTAGCAGCACCACCTAATATGCAAATACCTGTTGATGGGAATAAAGTTAATCCTCTATCCAATGGCGCATCTCCTAAGAAAATACCGTTTGCAGCAGCGTTAATAGTTAAACCTCTTGGGAAAGAAGCATCTCCTAAAAATATAATTTTAGTAGTATTATTGTAGCTTAATTGCATTTCATTAGTACCAAATCTACCAATTGCAGGTGATGTTAATGTCATACCTGAAGAGTTAGATGTAAACCCTGCAAATAAAGAAGTTGCTGTATAGTCAAACTTAACTGTTGAGCTTCCTAAATAACCAGTTGTATCTGCTAATATAAGACCTACATTTGTACTGTAATTACCTAATTTGTAAGTTGGCGCTACCGTATCAATACGAAGACCTTTAGTTGCAATTGCATCACCTAATGCATATACTGAGTTATTACCATCAATAGAAAGTTGTTTTCTTGTATCTAAATCTCCAACAAGATGAATGTTTCCATTAAGGTCTAATCTAATACCTTTGTTAGCTGCTCCTTTTTTAGTAGAAACTGTTTGAATTTTATCATCTACAGTAAATATAACATCGTTTCCAATAGAGTCGGTATCGCCACATTGGAAGTATGGACCAGCAGAAGTAGAGTTGTTTGCTACAAAACTACCCCCAACCATTTTAATTTCATTAGTAGTTTGTTGTAATAAACTTTGAATAAAGTTAGAACCATCACTATATGGAAAATATCCAGCGGCAATTGCAGTCAATACACCAAACTCTAATATGTTCCAATATCCATTGCTTCCTGCTGGGAAGAAAATACTTGATACTGGAGTTAAGTTCCAAAAGTAAACACCATTGTTAGCAACTGTAGCATCTTCTGTTACAATAGCTAATTGAGAGCTTTCATTGTTTAGAACACTTAATGTTCCTGTGTTTTCAGTTACTTGTGCTCCATTTTGAGAGAACAAAAGTTTAACTTCATCTTGAATACCTTTTAATGAGGTATCAGTCCATTCTACTTTACCAGAAGGAGTTTGTTTTGCGTTAGTAATTAAATTACTTAAAGTATCTAAAGTTGCCATATTTTATTAAGGTGTTACAGTTATAGTTTTTACAGAAGAATCTGGTCTTACATATTTTAATGAGCCACCTTGGTAAAACAAGACAACCCCATTTGATTTTGCAGCAGGAGTAGTTGTTACAGTTGGGATATAACCATTTGTAGCTTGTAGATACCAAAACCCACCATCGTTAGCCGATACAATTAAATCGCCATTAGCTGGTCCTGTAGCTTGCCAAGTATAAAGTCCAACACCCAAAACTAATGCGCTTTGAGAGTTGTTCTTGCCTTGTGCACTTAAAGCTATAGTAGTAGGTACTACAACCATACCACGAGCACGAAGTTCTTCAGCAATGTCGTCTTGTATGTCTTTCAACCCATTAGTACCAGACCAAGACACCGTATTGCTAGGTGTCTGGTCGGCATTAAAGATTTTATTAAGTAAAGTTAGAATTGTCATTATTCCTATTATTTAGTATATAATACGTTTATATTACCTATATAATACGCTTTACTTAGATAATCTCAGCTCCTGGAACAAAGGTTAAATTTAATTGTTCAGCAGCCCAATCAAGAATCCAAGCGTTGCTTCCGTCCCATTCTGGGTATTGGTCAGGACCTAAAGTTAAGTTACCTTGGGTTAAGGTTGCACCACCCATAGCAGGTGTAGGTTCAACAGCTACTTCAGATTGAGTTACTGGTGCTGCTCCTAACAAGCTGTAATAGAATGTTGCAGAGTTTTGTAAGTTGTCGTTTACAGAAATTAAGTTAAATACTACTGCTTCGTCTGTTTGTCCGTTTGTCCAGATTTGTACTGGTTCGATTGCTTTTTGCATTTTTATTTGAGTTTTTAGGTTTATTAATCTATTTTGTTTACTGTTAATATTGCTGATGGAGTACCTGGGCAGAATGCTGTTGGTGGAATGTATTCCATTGTTATAGCAGCTTTATTTGAAGTAGCCCATACTATTTGGAAAAACTCCCCTGCTGTAGCTTCTACAAAGAAATTCCAAGCTGCTACAGTATGTCCAGGAGTCCCACTACCGTGTTTAGCAGGTATTGAAATTAATGTATTTGAATTAGGTATATCATCTGATGTAGTTTCACCATTCTTTCTAAACCATATGTTAACATCTTCATCGCTTGAGCTAGTATTTCTAAATTCAAAACTAAATTGAATGTTAAATCTACCATCAACTAACATTCTAATTAATGTATATTGGAATGAAGAGTCATTGTCAACTATTACATTATTATTGAAATTTAATGTATCATATATTACAGGCGTTGGGAAATTATTAGCAGGTGATAATTGGGTATTATTATTTTGCCAAGAACCATATGCTTTTACACCACCACCACCTGGGATTGCTTGGGTTGATAAAACACCTGAAGCATCTGCTACCACCATTCTAGTTCCAGAACCAGCTAAAGAAAATAATGTAATTGCACCAGATATTAAAGTATCAGTTGGACCAAATTGTATAGCTGTACCATTATGAGTACCAACTGTTAATCTACTTGATATATTATTGAATAATAAAGAACCACCACCATAACTTAAGTTGTTATAACTACCTGTTCCAACATAAGGTATGAAATTAAGTGCATTTGAACCATCACTGGCAGTAAAAGCAACTGCATCTGTAACTGAAGCCCCTGTGTAAATTGAAGCTCTACCACTCACTTGTAATTTTGCACCATTATCTGTAGTAGTTCCTACCAATACATTACCAGAAGAAGCTATTCTTAATCTACTTGCACCCAAAGATTGAAAATCTATTATACTGCTTGAATATAATTCAAATGTACTTGTTGTGCTATATATATAGTTTTGAAAAGCATCTCCAACCTTAAACTCTATTAAAGTGTTAGAAGCCCCGTTTAATGACAATATAGTTCTTCCAGTAGTAGCAAAACCGTTAGGATTTGTAGTACCTATACCTACATTACCTCCAAGAGGATTTATATCTAATTGTCTAGGAACTCCATTAGACAATGCTGACTGAATAGAAGGCTCTCCAGAAGAATCTAATCCAATATATACTCTTCTATTTCCAGCGTCATATCCTGCAATAAATGAATAACCAGGATTGTCTACGTGTAATTTAGAACTAGGAGATGTAGTGCCTATGCCAACAGCATCATTAGTAACACTCATTACTAATGTAGATGAATAAACATTTGGATAAGCTTGATTATAAAATCTAATACCACCATAATAAGAATTAGCACTAAATGTTAACCCTGTATGCCATTGATTTATATAAGGTGCATTACCATTAGGCCTAGAATCCCAAGAACCATTACCAACACCTGAGCCATAATAACTAGCTGTACCGTTAGGTCCACCATTAATAGTAATAAAATCAGCACCTCCAGAAGAACCTATTGTTGCACTTCCATTAACTTGCAGTTTATTACCATTGTCTGTAGATGTTCCTATTAATACATTACCCCCAGTTTCTATAACCATTTGGTTTGCACCATTAGCCTCTCTAAATCTAATAGAAACACCGCTAGGTCTATTTATATAAAGTGTAGCATCAGTAGGAGAACTAAGAAAATTATAAGAAGAAGTACTTAATGTATTGTTTAATGAAATTGCTGTATAGTTACTACCTACAAACCCAGGGTCGCCTATAAGCGCTAAACCTGTACCTTCTCCAACAACAGTTAATTTCGCAGTAGGACTTGTAGTACCTATACCTACATTACCAGCAGAAGTGATACGCATAAGTTCACTAAATCCTGCTGCATTTGCTCCTGTTACACTACCAATTCTTAACCCTGTACCATTAAATCCAAATAAAGGAACTGATGAACTAGTTCCTAACATAGTAAAAATTGGAGTTCCACCAATAGCCTCTATAATGCTTTCTGTATTTCCTGAAGATTGACTAAGATGTAATTTGGCTGCAGGATTTGTTGCCCCAATACCTACATTACCACCTTGTCTTTGTAAAATTAAAGGTTTGTCAAAAGCAATTCCTGACCTAATTGCTTGTATTTCTGCATAAGAATTATCAACACCAAAATACATTTGATGTGTCGCATCTTGACTTATCAATAATTGAGCAGTAGAGCCACGAACTTCTAATTTAGCTGCAGGACTTGTAGTTCCAATACCTACATTAGTACCATTGTCATATAACAAACTATTAGTTAAACTAGAACTACTTGACCATTTAGATACATAGTTAGTAGTACCAGAACCTGTAACTGTACCAGTAGGTATAGACTGAGTAGATAATGTACCTGTGCTATCTGCTACTACCATACGAGTACCAGAACCAGATAAAGAAGATAATGTAAATACTCCTGTAGAACGAGCAATATTTAAAACAATTGAAGATGTTCCATATGAATATAAAGATAAATCAGATGTAGATGTTCCTAACGGAGACGAACCTAAAAACCAATCAAATGTAGATGCAGTTTGCCAAATAATTGAATTTGAACTAGTTGATAATCCTCTTGATAAATACATACCAATATTACCACTATTTGTTAAAGTCAAATTGCCTGAAAATCTACCTGTTCCATTAACGTCTAGTTTATATCCAGCATCTGTTGTAGTACCTATTAGTAAATTTCCACTTGCTCTTTTTAATGTTAATGCAACATTTCCAATTCCATAAGAATACATTATAAAGTCTCCTGTCCCAGCAGAATTATTCATTTGCCAATCATAAGTACTAACATCTCTTGTTAATAAAATACCACCGTCGTAAGAGTTATTATGGTTTAATCTTAAGTAATAACTAGCAGATGCATTTGCACTATTAAAGTATATATCGCCTCCGTCAACAGTTAGTCTATAGCCAGGACTTGAAGTTCCTATACCTACGTTTCCTCCAAACCAAGTAACTCCACTAGCTAAACCAATTCTTGCTTTTACATATGCTGTTCTAGCATTTCCAGACCTATTTGTAATGTTATAAGAATCTAAATAATTAACAGCTGTTCCTCCTGTAAAATCAATAGAATCTGAACTGTTTTTTGCAGTTATACCATATTCAGCATATGGTTCATAATCTGCAAATATTGTAGTATCTCCTTCTGAAGTTAACTGTTGTATTGCTATTGCATTTTGTGTACTTGCTGTGCCTGATGCAGTTACTAATAACGCAGATTGATTTGCATAACCAGATGTTGTGCTGCCATTAACCTGTAACTTATATCCAGCATCTGTAGTTGTCCCTATAAGTACATTACCTGTTGATTTAATAAGCATATTAACAGGAGTACCATACATACCAGTAAAATACAAATCTGCTGTTGAACCACCAGAAAATGCTTGAGCAGTCTGAAAATAAACATTTCCTGCATATGGTAATAATCTAGCTATAGCTGAACTGTCTCTTAATAAAATAGTAGGGTTAGAAGCTCTGTATATATCTAATTCACTTTGAGGATTTGTTGTGCCTAACCCTAAATTACCAGCAGAAGTAAGTCTCATTCTTTCAACACTACCTCCCTGAAAAAGCAAATCAGAGCCAGAACTAAACAGACCCATTGCATACCCACCATTACCATTGAAGAATATACCGTGGTTTTGTCCAACATACATATCCGTTGAAAAGTATGAAGTACCAATAACGTCTAATTTATTAGTAGGGGTAGTTGTTCCTACCCCTACGTTACCTGTAAAGTTGGCATCAATGCCTAATATTGTACTTAAAAATTTATAAGCCATTTAGTTTATTTTTGTATTACTACCTTATATTGATTTGATGTAGGAACAGCTGTAAAACTAACCGTAATTGTATTTACACCTGTAATTACAATATCAGTTATTACTTGTGCTCCTGTAGCGTTTTCATATAACTGCACCAACACATTGTTTGAATTTAAGTTATGGGTTACAGTAAATGATGTATTAACGCCATCACCAACATTAGCAGAAAAAGCACCTACAGTATTAGAGATATAAGTAGCTAACTTTAAAGGAGTAACTATTCTTGTATCGTCTAACCCAGCATTAGTTTCTGCTTGAGTAGCAATTTCAGCAAGACCTTGACTTGTCTCTGTAGCAACTACAGAAGCTAAACCTTGAGGAGTTACAGCAGCAGTACTTAATGTTTGACCTTGAGTCTCAACACCAGTAGCATAACGAGTAATACCTACAATTGTAGTAGTAGCTTGTTGTTGGTTAGTTTCTAAGAATATCCATTGAGTTGAGTTAGTAGTAGATGCGTTATCTTGATTTGCAATAACAACATCACCAACTGCTAACGTAACAGAAGGAGAAACACCACTTGGTGTACCTGCTACAGTTACATACCAATAGTCACCTTTCTTAGTACCACCAGCACCAACAGGTAAGGTAGCATTTGTTGCATCATATCCACCCTCTAAATTACCTAAACTACCTACAGTTGTATCAACATAGTTTTTAACTGCAAGAGTAGTAGGAATATTAGTATTTAAAGGACTAGTAAAGTCAGTAACTACAGATACATTTGAAGGAGTACCAGTAGTACCAGATAAGTTACCAATTACCGTTAAGGTAGGAACGTCTTGTATCTTAGCAAAGGTAACATTCTTATCTAAGATTTTAATAGTAGTTACAGCATCAGTATTCAACTTAGCAGTAGTAACCCCTAAGTCTTTAATGCGTACGTTATTACTACCATCTACTTCAATAGTAGTATTATCTGGGTTGAAGTTTAAAGTAACAGCACCAGATGTACCACCACCAGAAAGACCAGTACCAGCATTAACTGCGGTAATGTCGCCTGATGCGATATCAATCCAAGTAGTACCGTTGTACATAAACAACAAGTTACTTGTGGTATTATAATAAAGTTGACCACTTACTGGACTTAAAGGTGGAGTTCCTGATTTTTCAATTACTACATTTAGTAATTGGTTCTGCGTCATATTGACGTTGGTGAGAAATTTGTATGACATAGTATTTTAGTTTAAATATGCTTTACCATCTGTTGGCGCGCTAAAGTTTACAATTAATTGGTTTACGTTTGTATATTCTAAATCTCCAACTATTTGTACATTTAATAAATCAACTGTAGTAACAGATGGGAAAGAGTTTAAGTTATGAGTTATAACCCAAGTACTACTAGGAGTTGCTTGAGTAAATATATAAGTTGGGTTATTAACTGGGTGAGCTTGTACCCATTCCCTTGTAGCTAATGTACCGCTTTCATTTGGAACTCGTATATTTCTACCAGATGTAGCTGTCTCAGCATACACATTAATAGAATAAGTACCTGTATCAAAAACAATAGAACCAGAATTAGTAACACTAAACAAGTCAGACATTACCTCATCGTTTGCTATTAGCTTTGCTGCTATAATATCATTTGTAGTAGTATTGCCATTATTGGTTACTTGTTGTAAGTTACCAACATTTGATATTGACTCCGATGCCCATACACCACCATCTGCCGCAGGAAATATTGTACTTCCGTTTGGCGTACCTGTAGCGTTCCATCTAAAAAACCCACTACCTATAACATAACATACAGGAGTATTGTTAAATGTTTGAGATTGCAATACTGTAGTATTAGGAACAGTAACAATCCCTCTCTCACGAAGAGTAGAGATGATTGACTGTTGTAGCATTTTTAACCCATTTGCACCTATCCAACTGACAAGTCCTCTTGGGTTATTATCTGCTTGGTCAACTATAGCATTTAATTGGTTTATATTCATATCTATTCTCTTGTTCTACCAAACGCTGCTTGTAATGAACGCTTAATATCAGTAGTAGTAAGGTTATTGTTTTTAGCTCTAAGCAATCTAAACTCTTGATCGTAGATTTGTTTTCTCAATCCAGCTTCTTGTAAGCTATTGCGTTTTACAGATGCCATCTTGTAGCTAATGTAAGCTTCAATAACTACTTGAGCTTTCTTAGGTAACATACTCATAGAGTCAACATTACCAACACCAACATAGCACAAATAAAGTTCCCTTCCTGGGAAATTAGATGGACAAGTTATAATGCCTTGTTCTACATTTATGTTTACAGAGTCAACTCTGTTTCCATCTGCATAACCAAATGCTCTACCTTTTAACTGACCCCAATCGTTATAGATATCAGAGTAAAAGAAAGGAACAAAACCTTGGTATGGAGTATAAGTTTGTCCAACTGGAGACACGGTAGGATTGAAAACAGGTTGAGGCTTTCTTGGATCTTGAGTAGTAAAGTCATCTAAGTAGAAATCATCCATCCAAAAGTCTGCCTCTTCGCAAGGTTCACCTATCCAATTAATCCATTCTCCAGAAGTATTCATTTCTCCTGGAATCTCACTAAATTCACTTGGGTTATATTGAGCTAAACCATCTGTGTAAGGAACTGGCATAATGCCTTTTCTTACACCAATAGGTCTCCAATATTGACCAACTCTAATACCTACACTAATGTAGTCTGTAAAGTCGTTAGGAAGATCCCACCAATCGTGGCAATCTCTAACTAATATTTTATGGTTAACCAATTGGAGAGAAGTAACAGATAACTCACGAACAGCCTCAGCTGCAAACGTAAGAACCTTTGCGTAGTTATGAATGGTTTTTCCATTCTTAAATAACCACGCATTGATTATCTCATCCAATGATACAAAAGCTCCGTTTGGTGTCATTTGTTATTATTTTATAAAGTTCTCTGGTGATGCTTGGAAACTTTCGTCTCTAATTGTTCTAGGCTCAGCAATGTAGATTGAAACAACAGCTTGGATAGCTTGCTCTTCTAATTCTGGAGACAAAGGCAATGGATCATTTGGACCATACTGAGACAAGTCAGCAATAGCTATCTTTAAGTCTACAGTATACAAACCGTCACCAATAATATTTCTATATATTGTTAATTTTTGTCCTTCCCATACGTAAGGAACTCTACCTAATAAAGAATTAACTTCTTTTACTTGCTGCAATATATAATATTGTCCAGCAGGAATAGGAATAAATTCTAACTCAGGATAGCTAGATGGATATACACTAAACACACCCATCTTCTCTGGAAGATACATTGGCGTAACAGGGAGCTTCACCGTGCACGTGTCATTTAGCCCACCTGTTACTGATACGTTTTCGTATGTGCCTAAAACAACTCCATCTGGAATTGTAGCACCGTCTATGTTGAATGTTGTATTTAAAACTTCTGTTTTTAATAGTCTGTTCATCGCAGACTCTAGATGCTTTTCAATCTCAGCATCACGCACACGATCTCTGTTTGATGGGAAACCACCAGATAACATCCTTCTGCAACGCTCAATCATTTGTGATTTAGTAGTCATTATACAGATTGTATTTGTTGGTTAGCTAATGCTTGTACTTCTTGTGCGGACAAGTTAACGCCTACGTAAGGTAGTGATCTAGCAACTAATTCAACCCAATATGTAGAATCAAACTGAGGAGGAGTTGAAGCAGTATTGTTAATAGTAATAGTATTACCTGTAACTGTATAAACAATAACTACATCGCTCGGAAGTGCTATATAGTGAACTTCAGCTGCATATCCAGTAGGCATAGTCGTTCTTGGATACAACTGAATCAAGTCGTTTTCGAATACGAACACTTGGTCATCTACAGTAACTGGATACAATGTAGATCTTATGGCCTCTATTATCTCTGAGTTCAAATATTGGTTAACTCCACTTATTTCGTTAGTTGATGTGTTTATTTTAAATAAACCAATGAAGTGGCCAAAGTCAGGGATTTGATAGCTAACACTATTATCGTACAAATATATAATTCCTCCAGGACCTGGAGTTACTTGAGTTCTAGTTCTAAATGGACTTAATGCGTCAATAGTTAATTGGCTGGATCCGTAGTCTGGATTAGGCGCTCCACCCTTTAATGCTTGGGCAGTTTGCGGTAAACCCCAATAGTAGTTCCAAAGGTCTACTTGAGCCGAAGATAACGCTTGGGAAATCTCTTCTGGAGACAAATACCCTCTGCGATTTTTATCAGCTATGAAGTTTATAAAGTTGTATAAATCAGATACATTCTGCATCTACGTTAAGTTTCCTATATAATACGCTTCTTAAAAGGGCTTAACGAGTCTTAGTAGGGGCTTTCTAAACAGTAACAGCGTAAGTATTACTATGATTGCTAATAACTTAAACTTGGTCTTTTTATTAGATCCAATCTTGTTGTTTAAATCGTATATTTTTCTTTCTTGATTTGCGCAAGAATCTATTAATATAGCCTCTTTCGCTCTGTCTACAACAACGTGAGTTGTTTGTTTGTTTATGGTTCTGGTAGGTACTTGACCTAACCATTTAACCCATAAGTTGCCATTCTCCAAGTAAACGCTAAAGTCATTTACAATAGTATCCAAATGGCATTCCATTGGCATATTAACTTTAAAGCTATCGTGAATAACGGTGTCCTTGTAAATTATAGTATCTTTAAGTATCTCTTCCGTAATCGTGTCATTAACGCACTCTCCGTTAAGGATAACTTGTTTCTTAACTTCGGCATAATATTTGGGATTGCTAAGCACTCTCTTAACAGGGCTACAGGAATAAAACACGCCAATAATAGCGCCCAATAAGAATACATATAAAGCCTTCGAGCCCATAAATTATTTTCTTTTCTTAAGATTCTTTTTGATTTGAATAACATAATTGATTATAGCAAGAATAGAAACAATAACACCTAAACCAAAAGTGATGTTTGTTCTATCTAAATTAGCTAATATATTCAACATTATGCTAGACCACAACAATATGTGATTATCGTGATTTTCGTTACCTGTGATCATTAAAATAAAAGCTTTTTGTAGTTATTAAATCTTTCTACACGATCAGCAAGTCCGTGTGTACCACCATTAACTCTTTTAGTTATTTTTTCAACTGTAGAGTTATCTCTTAAATTATCTGTGTCTGCTATCTTACTTAGTCCGTTTTTATTCCAAAACCAAATAGCACTTAAACCTGCATATTTATCTTCAGCAACTTGATCTGGGTTTGTTAATATAGAAGGTTCTTTAGCCCACTCGCTAAATGCTTTATAGTTGTCTTTACCTGTCAATTGAATATAACCACGACCTTTAAACTTCCAACCATCTTTGCTTGCTTCATCACCATTACCCATACGATTGGCATAAACTTTAGATGCAATCTTTTCTGGGTTTCTGTTATATGCTTCAGCAGATGCTGGAGTAAAATACTTAGGGAAGATCTTTAACAATCCTTCCTTTCCATAATTTAAGTTTTCTGATTTGAATTTAAACCCACCTGACTCGTGAGCTGCTTGTGCTAAAAAATGAGCTGCTCGTAAAGGAGTATCAATATCGTGAGCAATCATATCGTCTATAAGAGTCTGAGGAACAAGCCCTTTTAATTTATCAAACATTTCCATAAAATATACTCATATAATACGCACTTTATAAAAACTCAAAGCCCCTAAGAATAGGGGCCGTTGAGCAACACAAACACATCTTTAAGTTATTTTTTAGCTTTCTTTTTAGCTAATTTAACGTCTACTAATTTATTCATCTGATCAAGAATAGCTACTTGCTTTTTCTTTTCAATAAAGTCTGCGAATTGTTCGTAAACCATATCGTCTTCAAGATCTGCAAGTTTCATAATTTCTCCATCAGAATCAGACCATTTTAATTTTCTAGACTCCACGTCAACGTAAGCAACATCTAAAGCAATAGCTTGTGCAGCTAAAGATTTAATTCCGATTTGCTTATCGTTAATTCTAGCCATAAATTCTTCAGGATCATTTTCAGAGTAATCTTCAATATTAAATCTCATTTCCTCTTCAGAAAGTTCGGTATTGTAACCAAGTAACAATGTTAAATTGTATACTTCTTCTTTTGATAAAGCTGCGGCTTTAATTAAAGCATCTCGCTTCATACGTAAAGCTTGACGGTTTTCCTTAGCTTCTGCTTCAAAATTAACTCTCTCTAAAATAGGGTGAATCTCTTCGTCTCTATTAGTATTAGCTTTGTTAAATGAAGCTAGCTCAAGATATTGAAATAATTCATCGTCTTGTGAATTACCAATAGTTAAATGCAACATACCTGCATTCTCTTGTGGCGATACCCAAACTCTTCTTATTCTGTTTGGAATTGGATTTCCATATGAATCTATACCATTTACCAAACCTATTTCAACCCATTCGTTTTTACCTGGGTCAAAGCATTTAGAAAATGGAGGAATTTTAAGATGTGCTTTAAAGAACGTACCTCCACTCATTGGATCATAATACGTATCTAAAAATCTGTAGGAAATTTGTGTGCCTTTTTTAGGCAAAGCTATAAGCTTTTTTAATTCATCAGAGAAGTCATTGTAGACTCCTAACCTTTTAAGTGCCATTGTGTTTTTGTGTTTTGTGTTAAAAAATGTTTGTGTGTTTTAAGTGAAGATTAGAGGGGGCGAACCCCCTCCTTTCCTCAAGTTTTACTATGCTAAGATATTAGTAATTTTAGCAAATTTGTTAGGAGCAAATACTTCAAGACCCATATTTGAAGTCCAAGTAACAGTTAAGCTTTGTTCTTGGTTTGTTGGGGTTGGAGCAAGAGCACCAGTCATTAATTCAGCAGTCTCTACAGAACCTGTACCAGGAGCTGGTTGAGCCATATATTTGTAACGGAAGTAATCGTTCATTCCACCACCTACAGTTTTAACTTTACCCATTGGTAAGAAGTAGATAGATTTAGCGATAGGACCACCAGTGTAGTTGATAACGTCAGTATTAGATAATACTTTAAACGCTTTCAAGTTGTAAGTGTATCCACCGTGTTGGAATTTCTCAGCTTGTAAATCGATTTCTTTTCCGTCAACCATCATACGACCAGAGAAAACACCACCAGAAGAAGGTAAGTTTTTCAAGAAGTCAGAGATAACAGCAACTGCTGGATTAGAACCTGCGATCATATATTCCATTGGAGCACGAACAGCAGTTAATTTAGATTCTAAGTCAGTTAAATCAGTTAAAGTGAAAGAACCAGCTGCAGCAACAGTATCATTAACACCATAGTTAGTGATGTAAGAATCCATACCACGAGTAGTTTGAACACCATAACCTTGAGCACCTGCTAAGTAAGAACCAGCAGAAACACCTGGCTCTAAGTCAGCAAACAAAGTGTTTGAAACTTCACCTAACCACATAGCTAAAGAAATATCACCACGGTGTTTTTGTAAACCTTGGATCATTTCATAAGGTAAGATGTATGGTTTGCCGTTAAATTCTAACTCAATTTTAGAAGCGTTCTGAACGTCTGTAATTTTGATTGCATTACGGAAGATTTGAACACGGTTTTGTAAAGAGTTAACTGACCAACGACGAGATGGTGGTTCAATTGAACCCTCTTCTTGTGCATTTGAGAAAGCAGATAATTTGTTACCAGCAACTAAAGTTAAGTTAGTACCGTCAACAGATTGGATTTCCATTGGATCGCCAGATGTGTTATCACCTTTAACTTGAACACGACCTACTTTACCATTTTGGAATTTTAACAAATCACCAACAACTAAGAAGTTGAATACCGCTGTAGGTAATCCATAAACTTCGATTGTAGCAGCACCAGTAGTAACTGTAGCGCCAGTTGTGTCGATCAACTTGTATAAGTTGTCATTGTAGAATGAAGTATAGAAAGGAACCGCAGTAGCGTCTTTTTTTCCTGCCATATACATAAAATCTAACCACTCAGCATCGTCTTGGATGTCAATAAGTTGGTTATAAATCTCTCTTTGGTCTAAGAGAGCCACCGCGGAGGCGGTGTACTTGTCGGTAGCACCTTGTGCACCATAGCCGTAAGTAAATGCCATTTTGTTTTAGTTTTAAGTTTTTAAAAAATTGTTTTTTATTTTATCCACCGAATGGTTTTCCATCGATAGCTTTTATCACGAATCCAGAGCCTCTTGAAGGAGTCTGAACAACATCTTCAGCTTTAGTATTTTTAAGCTCGTTAAACAATCTTTTCTCTCCTAGGGATTTACCATAATTGATTAAAGATTTTTCTACAGCAGCTGGGTTGTTTGCATATGTCCAAGCTTTCATCCATTTCTTCATATCCAATTGACCATCTTGGCCAACGAATTTTTGAAAGAATTTGTTTTGGTCTAATGTTTCACCCAAAAAGTCAGCGCTTTTGTCTACTTCAAAATTCATTTTGTTTTCACCGTCTCCAAATTCTACAAGCCTGCTCGTCTCGAATTGCTTGTAATCTGGCAATGAAGTTAAATGATTCTTGAAGCTTTCTACTTGTTGCTGAATTGCTTCTTGTTGAGCTTTCAACTGTGCTTCAATTGCCGACGCAGGGTTTTCAAAAGCTTTAGGTTTGTACTGAGCTTGCTCGGCTTTTAATCCCTCTCGGATCTTGTCTGCCTCTAGCTTCATCATCAAACGTGCAACTCTATCTTCCTCTTCGTCTCCTGTTATTCCAAACTCTTTTTGTAGAGTCTTCTGTAATATCAGATTTCTTTCTTCCTCACCTAAACTTGGATATTTAGAATCGATTTGTGTTTTCAAAATCTCTTCGTCTGTATACAAGTCGTAGTTAGTATTCGTCTTAATTAAGAACTCATCAAGCTGGTTAGTTTTATAAGCTTCGATTAATTGCTTAGCGTAATCGTCTTCTTGTAAACCTAATTTTTCCCAAGGATCAAAAACAATTGGTTCTTGAGTAGCTTGTTCCTGTGTAGATACTACGCTTTCCGTTGTATCTTCTGCTTTGTAAACTGGAACATCTGTAGTTTCAGCTGGTGCACTTTCTGCCACAGCTTGAGTTTCTTCTACCTTTGTTTCAGCAGGTGCTTCCTCAAATTGTTTCTTAGGCTGGTTGTATTGAACGCCTGCACTTGAGTACTCACCTTTTAATGTCCACTTTCCTTCTCCTGCAAATGGATTCTCTTGAGGAGCTTCCGCCTGTGGAGTTGCTTCTGCAACTGGAGCAGTTTGTTCAACTACTTGCTCAGTCACTTGTGCTGTTTCTTGTGTGTTTTCCATCTGTGTTTGTGTTTATGTTGTTAATCAATATATTACGCTTGACCTTGATTTTGGAACGCTAACATATCTTGAATTTGTTGCTGTTCCTCATTTACTGGTTCACCTTGTTCTACCTCTGCACCTTGCATTTCCTCCATCATACCTTGCTCTTCCTGCATAGGATTTACAGCATTCATTTGCTCATTCATTCCTTGTTGCATCATTTCTGCACCTTGAGCAGCTGGTTGTTGTTTATTAGCACTTCCTAAGAAAGAGAATCCTGAAGGTTCTTGAATATTTAATTGTTGACCTCCTGCTGTTTCTGGAGCTACTCTAGATTCTAATTCTGCTGGAACGTCAATCTCGCCCATATCTTCCATTTTTCCATCTTGCATCAACTTAGTTTTATTATCTCTAATGTTAGCTGCATCTCTTTCTTTCGCTTGAACAAATGAAGATTCAACTCTACCTGTTGCAGAAATTCTTTCTCTCTCTAAATCAAACTGACCACGCAATTCAATTAAACGAGCTTCCATATCCGCCTTAACTTTTTCAAGCTCAGACTTCATTTGGTATTCCATTTGGATAGTTTGTTGTTTAGCTTGCTCAGCTACCATAGCAGATTGTTGTTGGATCTGACCATTCATTTGTTGAGCCTGCATTGCTTCTTGTTGCTTCTTCTCGCTATTTCTTTTAACTTTGTAAGCCAAGAACATTTCTGCTTGTTTAATATTTTGGATATTATTCAAACGGATAACGTCATCAATATTAACTTGACCAGATTGTAAAGCAACTTTAACTAACTCGTCTAGCTTAGCTTTTTCTTCAGCTGTAGGTTTGTCTACAATAGCAATACCATAAGTATATTTAGATATTTCTTGAGAACGCTTCAATAACTCTACAGTTCCTAAGCCCAATGAGTTTTCGTATGCTTCTCCGCCACCTCTTTTAATTACATCTTGTACACGTATAATGATAGCCTCTGATAAAGATTGAGCAAGCGCTCTGTCTGAATAGCTAATATCACTTAATGCATTGTTAGTTCCAGATGCTGCTAATTGAGCAACTGTAGTTAAGAACTTAGGGTTAGGTGTAGAACCGTCTGTAAGTTCATTTAAACCTAGAGTCTGACGAATCATATCTAGATTGTTATTAATCATATTCCAGTACTCAGCGATAGCATTACCTACACCACCTTCCAATTGGTTGATAGCTGGAGGAACTTGTCTTCCGTCTGCTGCTACTGAACGACTAACCAATACACCTCTCTGTAAGTATAAGTCAATGATATCAGAAGGGCTCATAGCCTTTCCTCCACCAGATAAACTCACTTCTTCTAAAGCTGCTAAGTTAATATTAAAACCACGTGGAACAGCGGTGTTTAATTCGTGTTGTAATCTGTAGTAAGCTAATTGAATAGAGTCAGCGTAAGGGATAATAGCTTCCATACGGCTGAATGTTTTCATATCAAAGAAGTCAACTGCTCCAATGTGGAAACTAGGTTTTGCTCTTGCTATGTTAATTGGATCACGTTTAACATTCCATTGTTTACCGTAGTCAAAACAAATGTTAGTTCCAACAATCCATTTAACTCTATATACGCCTACAACTTGTTTTCTTTTGAACTTTTGTTTCTTGTTATTCGTATCTTCAAATCCAGCTCTACCAAAAACAACATTTCCTCTTCTGTCAACTCTTTCTTCTCTAACTAAATTGTCTGTAGAATAAATCTCTAAGTCTAATACTTGAACCTTTCCTTTATTCCAAAAGTCATTATATGTACCGTAGTATGCATTACCTACTGGCATATTACCACGCCATTGGTTTGCATTTGCATACTTATAAATAAACTCAATATCTTCGTTTGTTAATTCACCATTACTCATTTGAATCAACTGAGCAACTGGAACCTCTAATACTTCACCTGCATATCTTAAATCTCTAAAATCAGGGTATGTACAGAAGTTAGATAAAAATCTTCTAGGGTCTACTCTTCTAAATCCTACTAAACCATCTTGTTCGTAATCTTTAAATATAGCAACACCATAGTCAAACTGATCTTGTAATTGTTGTCTACGTTGTCCTTCATAATCGTTTTGGTCAAATACCAATTCAACTACTAACTCAGCTTCCATAGATGTTTTATGACGCATACCTAATTCAGCAACTTCAATTCCATCTAAATCATCTGGCTCTCCAGGGTTAGCCATAATCGCTGCGCTTTCCGCTAGATCTGGTCTTCCTTGTTTTTTAAATTCTTCTCTAAGAATAGCTTTTGCTTTCATTTCAGCAACTAGCATATCTTTTTCTGATTGAGCAAACGGATCCACTGGATCTATTTGAATATCATAGTTTTGTTTCTCTAATAATCCTAAAGCTGTTCTTCTGAATTTAGGTATAATAGGCAATACAGACCAGTCAACAACAAGTGTATTGTTATTAGGATCTTGATCTGGAGTTAATACTCTTTTATATCTTTCTATAGATTGACGGCCTTGAGCGTATGTTTTAATCCACTCATATTTGTCTCTAGATCTATAACCGATTGAACCAAATGGTGTGTCTCCGTAGGAGTTAAATGCTGCTTGCGCAAATTGCATCAACCAAGCTTTTGATTCTTTTTCTTTAGGGCTTACATCCTCGTTTGGGAATAAGGTCCTTGCATTGCTAATTATTTCTGCTGACATCTCGTCTTATTAGTTGTGTTGATATAATACGCTTTAAAAACCTAGTTTTTTGCCCAAAAGGTTGCTAGACTTCTTTCCCCTCAAGAATGGCAGTACGTTCAAAACATCAATATCTTGTTTCTTTTCGACCTTTGGATTATACTTATGGTTATTAATTAACATAAGTGCATAGCCTGCCGCCATTGCGCTATCCGACTTGGTAGTATCTCCTGGATCAAACTGCAACCACTCCTCTATAAGACCTTCAAACCAAACATTGTTTATGTGGTCATTTATGTACTGGTCCGTTAGTTCGGCCATATACGTAGTAGTCTTTAGTGTAGCTGACAACCCACTTGTGGTCTTATCTGGAGGCATAAAGCAGAAGTCTGCACAACCTTTTTCCTCAAGGTAATAAATGATACCTGGTTTATTGTTCTCTATAAGCGCATTACAGCCATAAAAGCATAAAGCCATACGTACATCCTCATAAAAGGTTTCAGGCGAATCTGGGCGATTACAATAGTAAAGAACAGGACTCATATCAAACTCTGTAGTAGATAAAGGATTGGCCTTCTTAAATATAACCATAGCTCCATTAGAAGCTCTTGATTCGTGAGACTTACTTACCGTTTGGTGAGAGAATGGATCGACACCTGCTGAATACATAGAACTATTCATAGGTTTAATAACGCTGCCTTTCTTTTCAAATGCATTTGGCTTAGCTGGCATCTCGGCAATTAAGAATCTACCGTTTACGCTTTCTCTAAACTCAACCTCAGAATCCCTAACCCCATCTTTCCATTGGAAGTTTCCTTTCTTTAATCTAGACTTGCTCCACTTTAATATATCTAACCTGTCGTTTAATAATATTGGATTGTATACACAAACAGAACTATCTGATTGGAAGGCTTCTTTCTCGTCTAACGGTTCCTTTCTTTTTGCAGAAGATAAAGCTCTAGGATCTTCTTTCAAAGACTCCCTTTCTTCTAGTATCTCTGCTCTAGCTAATTCTTTATTTGCTATACCATATTTTGGATGAAGATGTCTTGTTTCGTCTGCCGCTACAAAGAATCTAGCAAGACCGCTGGCAGTCCTTTTTCCTTTCTTTTCATATTGGTTTGAGTTCTTCCATAAGTCCAACATCTGACTACCACCTGCTTCCATCTCCTCTACCGTTGTCGTATGAAAAGACTTTCCTATTATCTTACCCTGGTCATCAAGTAAACAATACTTAACGACATTCCATCTATCCCTAATATCTAATAGCGTTACCTTACCAATCTCATCGTGTAAATAGTATCCTAGTTTCTGTCCGTCATAAGCAGTAACACCAGAAGATCTAAAGTCAATACCTGACATCAACTCTTCCTCGTCTAGTTCTAGTTTACCTGTAGAGAACTTAAGACCAGTTGCTGGAACCTTTCCTGTTAAAGGAACATCTGACAATGGTCTAAAGAAAGAAGGTAACTTTCTATATGCGTTTATAATTGTTTTTCTAAATAATATCTTTGCATCCTCATCCGTTTTAGATTGGATACCTGCCCAAAAGTTTTCACTTCTAGACGCTGCCTCTAATGCAATACAACCTGCTGTAAATGATTTACCAGATCTACGCTTAGTTACGTATACAATACCAAAGCTTTCTGGATCCTCTACATTGTAATCCCAAAAGTAAAACAACTCTCTATCTTTATCTCTGTATCTTGGAAGACCAACGTCCATATGATAGCAAGACAAGTAATACCAATGAACACCTGTAATGTAAGTAGGTTCACCATTGTTACTAAACCAATGTCCGCTCAATCTTCTAATCCAACAGTATCTTTTAAAATCCTCCAACTCTGGATGGATATATTCTGGATCTTTCTTTTGTTTTGCTTGTTCTTCTTTCTCCCACTTTTGATATTCTTGGAATCTAGGATCTGGTTCCCAATAGCATAACTCCATCTTAGTCGATCTACGTTCAATACCAAAGTATTCCCACTTAGAAGTAAATGGATTATACAACCATCCTTTTGCAGGTATATGGCAATTTAATCCTGCAATCTCTACTTCTGTAGATGACCAATTCTGTTGTTTTATTGGTTTAAACATTTTTCTTTGTTAGTTTAGACATAGCCTCTGGTGTAAACATAGTTTTTCTATTATGTTCCTCAATTAGGTCTTGGTCATTAGAGAATAACTTACCATATAGTTCATCTATAGAGTTACTCATATCTGCCATCTGATTAAGCATCTTGTTTTTAATCTCAACGGCTTTTAATATATCAATTTCTTTTCCGTTCTCAGAGTCTTCAATACGCTTTGCTACACGCTCTGCATATTCAGTAAATGTAGATTCTAAGCTACATATTAAAGTCCAAGTTCTAGACTTCACCACCTTGGTTAAAAAAGAAACGGCAAGCTCGTAACTAGGATCTTGTGTAATCTCAGTCTCAAGTCTTGCCCATTCTTTTCTTTTGTTTATGTCTGAAAAATCCCTTACGGCAGGCGAATTAAAGTCATAAACCCAAGAGAGAAATGCTATCTGCTGTGTTATGTGTTTCGTGTTTGTGTTTCCAATAACTTCTTTTAGTCTTGGGTATTCAGATAGCACATCTCCGCAATATGGATTGATAATCATTTTGGCTACCTGTGTTTGTGCGTATTTACTCGTAGCCATAAATCCTATCTTTCTTTAGTATTACAAATTCTGTGCCATCTTTAAATTTATACACAGATCGATATATTTCTTCAAATAAAACTGTACTGTTGACAGGAACATCTAAGTCTCCTGACAAAAATGTACACTTGCCTTGCTTATACTTTGTAGTAATTGTATCTGGTATTATTATAAGACTTGACTTTATTTCATTCTCTGGAATAGCCTTAAGTAGAACCCAATCGCCCACTGCTTGCCACTCTCCATTAACTTTACGAGCCATAACAAAGCCTTCGTCACAAAGCCACACAAGCTTGTCATCAATATTGTGAGCTCTATTAAACTTACGACTGCCATCATCAAGAGTGTAATAGTCAGCAGCCATATGATAAGATATAGCAATTTCATCATCTTCTTTTAAATTTAATTTACATCGACCACCTAAAGAATAAACCTTTCCATTCACTTGAGCGTGTTGTTCAGGTTCAAAGGAAGGATCGATAAATAAAGTTACTCCATTTTCAGTAGTAACAGTAGATTGGAGAATCTCTGGTACCTCAACAAATAGTTGACTACCAGGAGGCATAGATCTTTTACTCATTGTGTGTTTGTGTTTTATATTCGCAAAGATACGTAAATATCCGTAACTTATACTAATTATTTTCTTCCTTGACCTCTATATGCTTTAGGCTTTGGATTGTGTTTATTATAAGACTTTTTTGCTTTGCCTTTTTTTCTAGCACCGAATACTACTTTGTTTGAATTAGATACTTGCTTTGCCATTATCTCACCATTTGATTTTATTAGACCAATACGCTGCACTCATTTTTCCTTTAGCAATATTTTTTGCGTGACGAGCTTTGAAGGAAGCCTTTCTTGCTTTTTCAGAAGCTGTCTTTGGATTTTTTCCTGCGCCTTGAACGCCTTGTTGGCCAAAACGAATAAGCTTTACTTTACTTCCGTCTTTAGCAAGTACAGCGTGGCTTTTCTTTGGATGACTTGGAGTTCTTTTAGGTTTGTTATACCCTGCAAACTTTTCTTTACCCTTTTGTATCATTTAAATGAATTGTATTGTTTATACTAAGTTTAATATCATTTGAATCGTAATGGCGAACTCTTCCATCGTCCTTATCTGCCACAACCCATATAGTGTTTTGATGTATCCCATAGTCTATCATTAATATTGCGATTCCTTCTCCGTGTGGAGTGTCAACCCAATATGTAGATTGAAACTCGTGGATAGCAACCATTACTTTTTCTTTTTAGCTTTAGCATTTATTTTCTTAGCAGCAGCAACAGCCTTAACATAAGCTTTGCTTCCTTTCTTTGCAGGCTTTTCGCCTCTTGCTCTTTTGGCTCTAATATTTTCCCAAAGGCCTGGTAATTTTGCTTTCATATTACATTCTTTTTTTTGCCATCTTAGATTGAACCTTAGTCTTTACCTTGTTAGGTAACTTCTTTCCTTTTGGAGTTTCTTTCTCCCAACGCTTTGCCATCTCTGGGTTATTAGCGTACATAAATCCTCTTTGTGCTTTTGACTTAAATGGGCTCATATTATATTGTATTTATAAAATCTTCTCTTTTTAATTTTTTCACTTTATTGCCATATGTATTTGTTTTCTTATGACAATCTACACAAAGCGTTCTTCCGTTATCTAAATCCCACCTATGCTCTTCAAATAATGAATATGGCAATATATGGTCCGCTTGTAATTTACCACCTTTTACTCCACATTCTTTACAGGTATAATCATCTCTTTCAAATATTTTTTTTCTCCAATCAGACATTTCATATCTAGGCCTTCCTTTTACTTTAGTTCTATCTTTAATATACTTCGGATGGTTTTCTCCTTTTTTGCCTTTTTTAATATTTGATTCTTCTGTATTGCAAGCTTCCCACATATTCTGCATATGTTCTATCGAATATTGTTTAGATAAATATTTTGCCCTGCAAGAATGACTACAATATTTTTTTCTTTCTATATCTCTTTTTACTTTATGATATATTATTGTATCACATTCTAAACAATTTTTATACCCAAAATCTTTACTCTTAAATGGCATAGTTTAATAATTGTCTAGTATGTATTTTCTCTTTATATATTTCGCCCTTCTCATTAAAGCGCTATCTATAGAACTACTCATATCTTCAAAGGCCTTTCTTAACCCTTCATTATATCCAAATAATTGGTTGTTAGCCGTTATGGCTATACTCAATTGTTCTCTCAAGCTATCTATTTGATCAAACTCAGAATTTTTGATAAATAAGAAGAGACTATCGATTTTAGTTTTTTGAGAATTAATTTTTTCATTATAGTTATAGAATTTTGTGTTAATATCATCTGCTTGGCTTTTTAATAAAAGCACGACAGTGTCTCCATTAATTATCTTTGTTTTTGGATACGATTGGCTTAAGCTCAAATGGCTCACCAACAACATCATCATCAGTACCGTTAACCTTTTCATTTAATTTTTTATTTTCTTGTTTCAATTCAGTTACTACTTCTTTAAAGCTATCACAAGCTTTCTCAGCTTGCTTTAACTCACCAACCCTCTTTTGGATGAATGCACTATTTTTCTTTACGGTTACACTAACCATAGAGTCTATGTTCATAGAATGCCATCCTTTAACAGGGTGGGGCTTAATAGCTTTCTGTGCTGTTATAGAGGTCAACATTATTAATATCAACCCAAGTATCGTAAGTATAATTACTATTCCTGCTTTATTTGGTTGCATTGATAATGGCTTGTTGTGCTATAATGTTATAAATAATAGAATCTTTCTTGTCAACTGTCTTTTGAAGATTACGGTTATCCTCAATACAATTGTCAATACCTTTGCTTGATCCAGCTTTCATATCTTTGTATACATAGATAATACCAAATACACAAAGGAAAGCTACCGCTGCAATAGGGTACTTTCTAAATTGGTTAAAACTAACAGGTAACTTAACAGCCCCTGATGCAGTATCAACTACTTTCTTGGTTGCTGTTTTCTTAGTTGCTGGTTTCTTTGCTTGCGTCATCAGTTCCGTTTTTCTTTCCAAAATATCCGTCAATAGCTTTCTCAACTACTTTCAAACCCAATAAGGCAGCAATTAATAAAGTTACTGAATATACTAAAGCTTCAGAAGGAGCTACGTGTTGCTCACTAAAGCTATTATGATATAGGGTTACACCTAAAAGAATACCTAAGAATAAAGCGATTAAACGCTTCATTGATGGAGCATCTGGTTTATCTAAAAAGAAACCTGCAATAAAGTTTATTAGTTTTTTCATAGTTTTTAATTTTTAAAAAGGGGGAACTTAATCCCCCTTTATAATTACTCAGCTTCGATTGCTTCAGCTTCTTGAGACTTGATAGCCTCGTTTAAGAAGTTTACGATTGGAGCACCATACTTCATTGGTAACTCTTGTAAGAAAGCATCTAAAGCTTTTAATTGTTCTTCGTTTAATACTACTTGTTTCATCGTGTATTGTGTTTTATGGTTAAAAAAAAGTTTATACTGCGTCTAATTTAATTCTATATTCAGTACCGTTAATCCATATTTTTAAATGGGTATTAGATAATGGAGTGCTTGTTGAAGCTATAAAGTTAGTTCCAGTTAGAGTAATTTTTGAATTAGCTGTTAATTCGATTTCTTCATTACCATCATCTACAGCAATTGAAGTACCATTATCTACTGCACCAAAATCACCTAAGCTGTATGTTTTACTTGGAAAATCTAATTTTAAACCTATCGGACTAGTTTTTTTTGTTTGTATTAATTGGTTAAAATTATCTGTTTCTAAAAATATATTATTAATAGAACCTGAATAATCACCTAATGCACAATAGCTTGCATTATTAGAAAATAATCTTGCCCCATCAATACCAAAATATGAAGTATTATTTGCTCCGTCTATATCTACATATTGTGTTCCGTTTGAATAAACTGTAACGGTTTTTATTAATCCATTATTAACAGTCATTCCATCAGAAGCTATACCAAAAGTATAAATACTATTTGAATAATCAAAATTTATACCTTTAACCGCACCGCCATTTAAAGTATATATATTTTCTCCTGCATCTGAAATAATTAATGCAGAACCATTATTATAGTTGTTAAAATCACCAAACTTATAAATAGCATTGTTATAATCAAATAATAAACCTTTTGGCTCATTTATATTTATTGTTCTTATTATTTCGGTATTTTCATTTACCTCTAACATAGTTCCGTTAGTAGATGAACCATAATCACCAAGTCTGTAAATTTTATTTGTAAAATCTATAAACAAACCTTTATTCAAAGCAAATTTCATTGTCTTAATAACAGAGTTGTTATTATCTACAACAAATAAACTTCCATTTGTTACGCCACCAACATCTCCAAATTGATAAGAGTCATTAAAAAAATCTAAATTAATCCCTCTAAAACCACCGTTACTAGTTGTTATAATTTGTGCACCATTCACATTTACTTTCAAAGATGTATTTGTAGATGTAAAATCATAATCACCAATTACAAATGCATTGTTATTGAAATCCAAATCTAAACCAATATTATTTGCTGAATACTGAGTTTGTATTCTCGTTTCTGCTAATTGCAAAGGAGTTGCATTACCCAAACCATCTGATATAATTGTTGGCATAGATGTTTGTAAGCTCCCATTATTAATAAGTTTTAATAATGACGGATATGTATTTTTTATCTGGGTTCCTGTTAATGTAGACATTTTTTAATTTTTTATATTGTTAAGCTTCCCAATTGTTTGAGTCATTCTCCCAATTAAGGGTAACTAAGTTCCATATGTTGGATATAAAAGTAGCAGCAGCATCAGCTGAATCTACTATTGTATTCCATATTACGTTTACCATAAACCCATAATGTTTGTAGCAGTAGATGTAGAGCTTACTTTCTTAACTTGGATAGGAAGGAAAGTACCTGCCTTAACGCCATTGAAAGTAACCAAAGTATCTGTAGTATCTTGAGCCATTACAACGATCAAGTTACCATCACCACCTATATATATACCACCGCAGTATCCTGCTGGATTCAAAGAAGGATTCACATTAGCATTATAAGCAACCTGCGTAGCTGGATCAGTAACTGTAGTTACAAACAACTTAGCTAAGCCTGCTTGATAGTTTACGTCTTTTTGAAAAGAAGCCATTAGTTTTAAATTTTATACCTATATAATACGCACTACTTCTTTATCCTATTACCATTAAAAACCATATTAGGATTTACATAGTACAAGTTAACTATCTCCGTACGCTTGATCACATTGGCCTCTATTAGCCCCTTTACGGCCTTATAGAAAGGACCCTTAGTCTTCCATCCTAAATCCTTACAAACCTCAGTACTGCGCAAATATACGTAACTATCTTTATATTCCAAGTCGTTCATAATATATAAGATTAATTTTATGGTCGCCTGGCATTTATTCCTTAACATAAAATTGATCATCTCATAGTATACCTTTACAAAAGGTAAGGAATCTATTACCTTCTCCTCCCCTGCTTGGAGCACCTCAAATACTTCCCCTGTCTTAGGATCCATTAATTGGTTAACTACCTTCTTAGTTATAACCTTCCTTAAACCATTAAGAGGCGTAATTTCTTTTTGTTTGTTTATCGTCATAATACAAAGGTAAGAGTATTCTAGGAGAATACAAAATATATCTTTTCAACAATACTACACTTATTGATAACCATAGAGTTATAACACCTTCCTTCTTATATAATAAGATACACCCTATATAATACAGTATAATTAACCAAGTAGTGAGGCCTCTCGAAGGCCGAACTTATGGCTATACGTAAATACATATAATACTTATAAACATTGGCTATTTATACGCATAAGCATATAAATCTGGGATATAGTGTGTTGTTGGGGTTATATACTATACATAGGGGTACCCTCACGCTAGGGGAACTCGCTCCTCTCAAGTGGGTAGGTACTGATATATGAATATTTTTTTACTCTCATTGTATTGGCTACTTGAAGTACTACTTTAGGTCTACTATATACTATATCTAAAGCTTTACTTTAGGTCTCTTACTTGCATATGTTGGTAAATACTTTTTACTTGAGTAGGGGAAATTTATTTTTCATTATAGCTGTATATTTTTTTGGGAGGAAAGGAGTAAAAGGAGGGGATAGCCTCCGTTCTCTTTTTACCCTATTAATTAATTACCCACATACTCCCACAATTACCCACTTATATATATAGTATATTGCGTTTTTTGTATAGGCAAATTGTCTGTAACCATTGGTGCTATTGATTATTACTTACTTTGTATTGTTTTTTTTCTCCCTTTGATATTATCTTTTTCTTTAATATAACACCTATATTCAAATTATTTTTGCCTATCTGAAAATTATTTTTAAATATTTTGCCGTATTAAAATACTTGATTCTATTGCCTTTGATTGCCATTATAAATTTTATCTATAATTGCTATAGAAAATAAGTATTGAAAAAATTTGGAAATTGTTTTTTGCCGTCGCATCTTTGCATTATCAAATCGGAAATACCTAGCCTCACTAAGCTACTTAGTCCCTTTCCAAAGCTTGATAGGTGAACACGGAACGACCTACGCAATATGTTCTGACTTAGTAAGCGCCTTTATGGACACATAGCCGAAACGTAAGTACCTTGTGAAGATACGTAGCAAGGCAAGTAACTTGTATTACGATGTGTATCGTAACTGATGAGTGCAAAAGCACGAAACAAGTAACCCTTTAAAAAATTAAACTATGAAACCTCAACAAGTAACAAACGCAATTATCTTAGTAGCCGTATTAATTACGCTATATTTTATCGGCTCTTCAGTGGATAACCAATTAGCAAAAGACGTAAACCAAACGCCTATTACTTTAACAAAATAAAACTTTAAACTATGGAACCTAACACAATTAAAACAGACGAAAGGATTTTTAAAATTCTAACTTTTGACGATGACTATCTACTTTGCAATTTAGACAGAGCGCAGGAACTTTTAAACCAAGGTAACATTAAAAAACTATGGCATCTTTGGAACTTTAAATTTGAAGTTCTTCCTAAAATTCATTTAAAAAATATGACTAATAACTAACCCTTTAAAACTTTAAACTATGAGAATCAAATTCAATATCGGACTCGGAAATAACCCTTTAACTAAGTTCTACTCAGACGGCACCACCCCTGACAACCTACAATTAGGTATCCTTAAATTGCTTATGCAGTACGGATATGCAGATCCTTACTATAAGATATGCGAAGGTTTGTATAATGGAGAGCCTGAGTATACATATGTAGGCAACTTATGGTTAAATGAGGGTTTAGATATCGATGCCGTAACGGAAGCCCTTTGTTCAGTAATGAATCAAGAATGTATATCATATATGGCAACACAAAGTAAATTAATATACAACCCTAATTTTGAGGGCGAAAGATATGAATTTAACGAAGAATTTTTTATTAACTAAACTTTAAAAACTTTATAACTATGAAAACTAAAATTGAATTTACAAGTAACTACGGCTTCGACCACAATTGGATATTAGTATGCGAAACACCTAAGCAAAAAAGAGCCTTCTATCTAGGGCAGGATGTTAAATTCTGCAACAGGGTTTTAGGTATGAGTCCCTCTTATGTAGTAAGCCGTATAGGTACTAACAGATTGGATACCAAAGAAGGCAATATTAAACTAGCTAAGTTCATATGTAAGGAGCTAGGCATAAACGGAAAGAACCTACATAAGTTTCAGGATTGGAGTCTGTGCGCTGAATAGACAAAGCCTATAGCCATATAATAAAAATCAATTTGGATATAAATTTTAACTAACTATCTTTGCAATATTAAATAACCCTTAAAACTAAAAATTATGAATGACAACGCACTGACTAAGAAGTCAACGATCAAGATCAAAGAAACCTATTGTGGTCCAATTGTAAACACAGGAGTAAGAAACCTAGACGGACCTATTCAAGACAAAGAAAAATACTATAAGCAATTGCAGAAGCAAGGCTTCATAGTAGAGCGTACAAAGTACGGAGTATTTATTACTAACCCTAAAAACTTTTAACCAATGAAACAAGTACTAACACTAACACTAATCGCTATTCTATTTGCATCTTGCACCACAACAAAAATTGGATGGGGAACAGGAAACGGAATGAATGCTAATTGCTACAAAGCAAAACACAGAATGCCTAACTTAAACTAATAACCTTTAAAACTTTAAACACTATGGAACACATTATAACTATCAATGCAATTGAATTAGCTTCTGAATTAGCAAAAGAAAAAGTAAGGAATATATTACTTGCTAATTACTTACGATTGGATACCAATACTAATACCTTCACTTACACCGACGAGGCACAAAAATTGTTTGATCAATACTACGACGAATACCTTACGATGATTGAGGAAACTAAAGAACCTAAACCAATTATAGTACAAGTATACGGAGTGAAGCTTGTGGAAATGCCGAGGGAAGAAGCCTTAAGATTCCATCTTAATTTATCAGACGACGACTTCATAACCTCAGCAGAAGAGCAAGGATATGTATGGTCTTTAGAAGGATACGCTAAGCAATTCAATATGGATACCTTACCTAAATTAGATTTCATCAGATTCGTTAACCTAACAGAAAAAATTAAATAATTATGAAACAATTTAACAAAGAAGAATACAACAATCTATGTGCTAAATTTATGGAAATAGAATATTCTGAAATATATGGACGAGAATTATCTACATCACGATTAGAATCAGAGTTTATGTGTGTTTATGCTAATACACAATATGAATGTTCAAGAGATGACTTTCCGTTTCTTTTACCTATGGATTATTTAAAGTTTGGCACAGATTGGAATTGGATAATGGAGGTTGTTAAAAAGATTGAAAGTTATAGTTGGAAAAAATCAGATGAATATATTTACAACCCATATATGTTAGATATAAATTCCTGCTTATTGAAATGCGATAAAGAAGGATTAACACAAGCTATATGGGAATTTTTAAATTGGTATAACCAACAAATTAAATAACTATGACACTACTACAACAAAGAGTATACGCTACACTATGCGCCAATAGATTAGAACCTTTGGCCTACCACGACTTCCAATACCTAGCAGTCGGATTACTGAAAGAATTAGAGGGAACAAATGAACACGCCTCAGTCGTTCAGACAATATGCAATACCGAAGAGAAAGTATACAAATGCAGTAACTTTAAACCATACGAAGAGGAAGAGCATATACCTACCGATTCTATATTCCATTACCACATTATTAATTTTAACTTTTAAATTATGAAACTATTTTTTAATGTAGATGTGCATCCGTTTTATAACGAGATTAGGTTTGCCGTAACCAATGGCGACGACAAATTGGTTCATATAGATAAGTACACTAACGGAATAGAAGATTGGGGAAGCCTTATCTTTGACGGCAAACAATACGATTGGAGTATATGCCACGCCTATGGGCAAAACACTCAAGACCTTGTTAAACTATACGAGGTAGATGCCGAGAACAATTTCAAGGTAGATTATACTAAACCTTTAAAAAATGTATGGGTAAGAATATTCATTTAACTTTTAAAACTTTAAACACTATGGGATTTTCAGTATTATATTCAAGACAAAGAGAAAAAGAAATAGCACAGGGAACGCAATACGATGCCGACGGCAACGAGCTTGTACAATGGTGCGATATATTTGATTGGTACGCTTCTGACGGACAAGACAGCTTTGATGTGGCAACCAATAGAGGTGCCAATAGTCAATCGATCTTTAACGCTCAGAAACAGGCTGAACGAATCGTAAAAGAAAAACAAATAGGAGGTATGTACTAATGAAACACTATCTAAAATATATAGGTCTATTTCCTTTTGTATATGGTATGCACCTATGGAATATAGGCTTATCGCTTGCGCTTTGTTTACTTATAAATTACCTTAAAAAACTTTTTAAAACAATATAACTTTTAATAACTTTAACTATGAAACAAATGAAAACAATTAAGGAATGGTTTGAGCAGTTACCTCAAGATATTAAAGCAGAAGCTATCTATTTGTCTATTGATAGCGGAAGCTATGAATCTAATTTAAAAGAGCCGTCATTGTCAGAGGCATTGCTAGGTGCATTCCCTCACGACCACCCTGATGCTAAGTCAGATTGGACAGGTATTTATCTAACTTTATCAACGCTAAACAAATAACTATGCAACAAGAAGTAAACGATTTATACGACCTGCCTGACCACCTCCGTCATCTTGCCTACTTTACGACGATTCTAGAGGCTTGTAACAAAGATAAGAGCAATACCATATCATACAAACTTGAGGCGCTCTATGAGGAAACTATAGACCATTGCGTAAACAACGGAATTAAATTATCAATCGTATTCCCTCAGAAGCAATACACTAAACCAACGACTAATGGATAAGATAAATAGAAACAAGCAATGTACCCATTGTGGCAATTACTTTGTAACCACAAACTATAAAGTAAACACCTGCTCAAAGCATTGCCAAGACAGGACAGAGAGCCACCTACATTTTAAATACTACGAGATTGATTTACCTAGCCTAGACGGAGATATCTTTGATTGCGATTCATTCCAATGGAACGACTACCCTAACCCTAAGAACCACCACAAGATAGGAGATGGCTATCAAGTAGAGGAAATTAACTTAAGTAAACTAACCTTAAACCGATAATACTATGGAAGTATCAATGAATGGATTAAGAAATCAATTGCTATGGAATTATAATTGCCTAGCAGAAAAATTAAATAAAAACATAAAAGACAAAAGTTTTGATCCTGAGATTATAATCAGCCCTGACTCTATTCAAAAAGAAATGGATGGCTTAAGAAGTTGCATTGTAACATTAGCATTCACTTATATGGAAGGTGAAGGCGGATGGAAAGAGATGGATGAAAACACTCACTTTGAATTATTTAACCCTGAAGAAGACGAAGGATAACTATGGAAGACAAACACTATGAAACTATGATTGCACCCACCAAATTTAATGAGTGGGAATTAGAAACCCTCAATGTATTTGACCTAGAGGATAACCCTATGAAGAGATACGGAAGAGATTGCGAAACTGATTATTTAAGAACTAACCCATACCGAAATGAAGAGCAGAAAAATGAGGTCAATTAAGATAGGAACACACAGGATAAGCCCAGAGGTAGTGAAGAAAGTAATGTGTATGGCTAACAATATAGACGAATCAGTATTTGATAATACCACAAGGAAGAACGAGGTAGTATTTATTAGACACACCTATGTATATCTTTGCCGTAAGTATAGTGGTCTAGGCGTAGTGCCTTTGGGTAGATTGGTGCATAAAGACCATACAACCATATCGTACATATTGGATAAGATTGATTTCTTAAATGGCAAAGATGATTATATAACCGAACTTATTACTAACTTTGAAAAAACAATGTTCCACAATGAAAGCTTCAATGAACGACCAACCAAAGAAAACAAGAAAGAAGAAAGTATCTTTACCCTCTAATGAGGAAATGGAAACCGCCAAAGAGATAACCAAGGTGCAACGCTTGTCGATCCCAACAGGAAACAAATTGTGGGAAGTAGACCTCAAGACGCAGGAGATAAGGGAAGCCGAGGTAACCATAGTAGAGGGCAACAAGTCAGCGTTCAAGAAAGATAACTGCCTGTATATCTTGGCTTTAAACCCTAAGAATGTAATGAGGAAGCTATCTAACAAGCTTGCCGAATTTAAAAAGAGTCGTACTATATAGGTATGAAAAAGAAAACTAGAGCCGACTACTATAAGGAAAACCCTGAGTCATATGCTAAGAAAAAGAAATACGATTCTAAGCTAGGTAAAAGAGACGACCTTAAAAAGAAAAGAGTAGAGCTGAACGCTTACAACAGGAAAAAGAAAACTTACGGTAACGGGGATGGACTCGATGCGGTGCATAAGGGTAAAAAGATTGTAGGCTACGCTAAGGCTTCTAAAAACAGGGGCGACAAGAACGATTCTGCTGGTGACAAACGAGCAAGAGGAAAGAAAAGATGATAGTGCAAAAGAAAGAGTTTGCCCCCCCCCAGAAAAAAAATAAAAAAAAAGAGAAAAGTTAATATAACATTGTTTATCTTTGTTATATAGTCAGGTGGCGCAATTGGTTAGCGCAAGATACTTATACTATCTAGGTTACAGGTTCAAGTCCTGTCTTGACTACAAAAATACAGTGTAACAAATACCTGAGCTGAAATGCTAGCTAAAAATCAGGGATATGTAGGTCGTGACTTACCACGAATATAGTCAGATGGCGAAATTGGTAAACGCTAAACAAATTATTGTGACAAATACAGGTTCGATTCCTGTTCTGACTGCACCAGTTCATAGTTGGTAAAGTTTAAAGGGGAAAGCCCCTTCAGTAAAATGGAGGGGACTTTTTTACAACTATAGAGCGTATTATATTACTAATAACCTGTTGCAGCGGTTTTTAATAACTTATTGGCTTTTGAATGAAGAGTAGCTGCAACCTGCTCAGATTTCTTAAGCCTTTTTTCATTTATGACTTTAGGTAAATTAAAGTTTAGGGTTTTATCTAAGATAAAGCCTTCTCCTATGGAGGAATTAATAGCTAATCATTTGGCTGAAAACGAAATAAAGTATATAAAAGAGGTTGAGTTTAACAGATGCGTAAACCCCAAGACTAAACAAAAACTAAGGTTTGACTTTTATATTCCATCTCTTAACTGCCTTATTGAATACGATGGATTAAAGTACCATTCTAATGCCGATCAACTATATAGAGATTCTGTAAAGAATAAATTTGCAAAAAACAATGGATTTATATTGATAAGAATACAAGGTATATCTAAAATAGAAATACTATCTAAGCTTATTATTTCTCTAAATAAAAAGATGACCGAATCTAACAATACAATATCTTACATATTCCATAAAATTAAATAATTATGAATCACAACTGGTATGCTGTTATAACCGCTAAGGTTTTAATGGCTAAAGACTTGTCATCAACACAGAAGCTTTTAATGGCACTAATAAGCAATTTATCTAACGAGAAAGGGTATTGCTATGCTTCTAATAAATACCTCGGAGAATGCCTTGATATAAGCCAAATAACGGTAAGCAAAAACGTGGCAGAACTTGAAGAAAAAGGTTACATATCCAGAATCTTAAATATTGATCCAGTAAGCAAAGAAATTAAGATGAGGGTAATAATAATAAAGGAGCATCCTAACACAGGGGGTATGGTTGAAAAAGGAAAGACCTCTCGTCGAAAAAGGAAAGACCCTATGGTTGAAAATGACTATACCCCTATGGTTGAAAAGGCAAAAGATAATAACAAAGATATAAAAACAAATATAATAACAAATAGAAAAGAGGGTAAGAAGATTGAAGATTTATTGAAACCTAGATATGACGATGGGATAGACTATTCTTGGTTGCCACACAAAGATGCCTATCTATAACAACCCAACGAAACCCATCATTGAATATGACGGCAATAAATAAATATAAAGATTTAACCAATAATAATATAACATTAATTAACTTTAACTAAAACCAAATAAATATGAAAAAACTATTATTGATTGCCTTATTATTCTTGTATCCTTTTATATCTAAAGGACAAACAACATTCAGCTTCTGCACTATAGAAGTATATAAGTACAACAACTATTCAAGAAGTTATTATCTTGATAAAACAACAACAAGTGTTGGTTATATGTACACTACAGATGATGCCATTAGAATATATGTAGATGGTGAATTGTATTTTAACTACGCTAAAGCTGACTTGAAAGTAGAGTCTAATAAAACACAAGATGGTGTTAGTGTAGTAGTTCTAAGTCATAAGATTGACAAAGATATATTCATACAGGCAACAGGTAAATGGGTTGCAGTAGGTAAATACAATGATTATAAAATTATTTTTAACCTATGTAATTAAACAAATATGAAATTAAATTGCAATATACCTTCATTTAAAGCATTGGTAAAAAAATCTTACTTCACTAAAAATATTGACGATAGCAATGAGTTTTATGATGTTTATGTTTTTGGTATTCAGTCTTGTTCAGGAAAAATTATAACATTTCACACTATGACAGATACTGGTATGATGAGAAGTAGAGTTCCACTATCTGAGATATATACAAAAGTACCAACAGATGATATACCATTTAATTTTAAACAACTATGGGATTGTTTTAGCGAAAATGTTTCAGTAATTGAATACGACTTTTTGACTTCTCACAGAGCTCAGATTGTACTAAGAGACGGAAGTAAAGTATGGGGTACATATTTATTTACAATTGATTGGTATAAGAACCCATATAGTGACGAGCCTTCTGACTATAAATGTGGTCATATATTTAAATCTGACGATGGCTATTTGCTATGTCAACCAAACAATAGAATATTTTGGAAGGATAGTAATTGGATAACTAAACAAATGCCTGAAGATTTAAAACAATTTAAAGTAGACACAGAGTTGATTTCTGTTGAAAATCAATCAGATAAATGGGTATCAGAAGATACTGATTCTTTTTATTATGATATTAAAAAACTTAACTAAAACTAATAACTATGAATGGATTAGATTGCCTAAACAAATTATCAACCAATATGCAACAACATTGGCTAAGAGAGATATCAGAGCTTGAAAACCCTGTATCTTACCTTACATCTGACTATGACGAGTTTGATCATTTTATACAGGTATTTGATTGGTCCGAATCTATTAAGGGATATTCATTTTGGTCTGAATATTTGGATAAACTAAATAAAGAATACAAAACAGAAACCTCTTTAAACAGAAATATATATGGCTAATACGAAACGAGTACGAATATACTACAACGATATTGATGTAGCTAAAAGACAAATAAAGAAGGGCTGTAAGTTTGATGTACTACAGGAAAAGTACGCCTTTGAATACGCAGAGGAAAAAATAAAAGACGGCTCTTGGACTTCTTACTCTATACCTCAATTAATGAATTGGAAATTTACTAAAAACTAAATACCTTTACACTATGAAAAAAGAAAATGTACATTCAATCATAATAGGATTTATGGTTACAATGGCTTTAATTGGCTACATATTTGCTATAATTTATTTATTTTACTGCTAATGAAAGACGAAGTATTAATAGCATTCATCAACGAATGCGAGAGAACAGAAACCCAAGTAACAATGGCTAACTTTATTTATTGGCTATTTGAAAATTATAACCTAACTAAAAAATGAAATACCTAAAAGAACTAAAAGAACACCTAGAAATATTACAATACCAATGCAACGATACTGGTATGAGGATAGCTATTCATATGACTAACGCTATGATCGAAAAGAAAAAAGCAAACTCATTTAAAAACAGAATTAAAAAACTATTTAAAAAGAATGAAGCAACAGGTAAAATATGAGGTGATTCACCTACTAAAGATGGCTAACATAACTAACGATGACATAGCAGATAGGATAGCTGAACGCATATGCCTAATAGCCAAAGAACATTACGATCCAGAGGAAAGGGTTGTAAAGAAAGGTAAATGGTATCAGAAGATAACACACCGCTGGTTTGATAACGAATCTAAATTTTAAAAAAAAATAACTATGACTTGTATAGAAACTATAATTTTAATTTACTTAATAAGTACAGTTGGTATGTACTTCATTACAAAAAAACAATTCTCAAAAGGTGGTCGTTGGGAAAATTTAAAACCAAGTATTATTGAATTAATTTATACATTCTTGCCTTTCCTTAATACAGTTTGTCTTGTCCTTAGTATAATAATGTATAGCAATTTTGACTTATGTAAGTTCTACAACATAAAAAAATAAACTATGGAAACTTATATCCAGATCCACGACGCCGAGATAGTAGACGGCAAGATAGTAGTCAATAAGGTAGTAATAGTTGACGAGAAAGGAAACATAATCCGAGAAGCTACAATGAATAATAACCTATTAGGTTTGCTAAAGAGGATGATGACGAACACAAAGTTTGATGGCGTAATAAAAATGTTTGAACAAGAAAAACCAACACTAAATGATTTACTTAAATAGGTTATCTTATGTAATCCAGCTTCACGGATTAATCTATGATTCTTTCTACAAAGACCAATCAATAGACAAATACTTTAGAGATGACATCTCCAAGAAGAGCTTTATGAACGACAGAGATAAGGCTATGTATGTAACCAATCAAGTGATTGAATCTATTTTCGACTTGGCTAGAATCAACAAGAAGCTTAATCTATTTGAGGTAAAGAAAGAATCTGACGGAAAGCCTATAGGATTCCTAGTAGTAACCGATCAATTGAAATTGGTTTACAGCTTCGGCATATTCCCTAAGCACAGGAAGGAATACTCTAAGGATTTTATAGACCTTATAAAGAAAGCCTATCCTAACTACCAGTTCGCCCTATATAACAGAAACGAAAGGGCTATCCAATGGTTAAACAACAATGGATACCTAATTGTTTTAGAGGACAAGGACCACGAAGGCAGGGACTATTGTGTGTTGGAACACTTTGAAAGAGTAAATGATTTAACGAGCGTACTATAGTATAGATGGAGAATTTACTCGTTCAGATTGCTGAAGTTATAATTAAGGTTATAAGCGACATTGACTTCGAACAAGGTCAAGGCTAAAATATTTTTAGGTATTTGATTAATTATTCAAATTAACATATACCTTTGTCAAAAATCCATCTATGCAAAATCATTATCGTTCCGAAATGGATCCGAAGAACTACTCAGTTTGTGACGATCAACTAATCCACTGCGAGTGTTTAGTACAGGATACCACCACCTTAGAAATGGCTGAGCAATTAGGCATAGAGATGGATGGTAAACTATGGGTAGACATTACATTTGATCCATCTGAAATTAAGATGCTAATGGTCGGCTCTGTGTTGACTCCAGAGAACCCAAAGAAAAAGCCAGTAGCACTAACCTTAGTCTACTTTAAAGGTGAGTCTATGATGGACTGCATTGAGATTAATATCCCATTCGATATTATGAATGCGCTATGGCACGACGCTAGATCAAAACCTACCCACGCAATTTATAAATTAAAGTAATGAGCTTCATACAAAAACATTGGGAAGGGAAACCTAAGTTCTCCTCGTCTATACTAATAGATGATGAGTCTCTGTATCGTATGCTTAACGAGAAGGAGTTCAGCAAATCTAAGTTGGTTATATCCAATGATGAATGCTTGAGAAACCTTTCCGAGTATAGACTTACAGGCGATGTTAAGTTCAAGAATAAAATAATAGATGGCAATCTTAGGTTGTTATTGTATCTAGCATTAAGAACCTCACAAGGTCAGTTCCCAGTATCTGACCTATTCCAAGAGGCAATAATAGGATTCTCAGAAGGCATAGAAAAATATGATGAAGGAAAGGCAAATGGGGCCAAGGTGTCCTCTTATGCTTATTACTTCGCAAGAAAGTATGTACTGGCATATATAGAAAGAAATCAATCAATTGTTTTCTTTACAAGAAAGCCACTACGACTTAGGGCAAAAATCAAGAAGGGCCTTAAAGATTCGGTGAATGATCTCCAAATTGATGAGGCCTACATCCCTATAGAATTTATTGTTAACGCCAAGATGGAACGATCAGAAAGGATCGGAGCAATAGAACTTGGTTACGATATCATAAACCTTTCAGAAACGCCAACAGATGGAGAGGTATCCTTGGAAGAAACCATAGGAGACAGCTCACGTCAAGTGAATATATTTGACACCAATATGGATTTAGCGTCTATCATTGAGGGATTAAATACCCAAGCAAAGCGTATGATACTTTCCAAGTTTGAGGTATCTGCTGAGGACTTTAAAGAAGTTTGTTTGTACTACGACCTAACTCCAAAGCAAGGCGAGGCTTACGTTTCAGAATTAATTTTACATTTGAGAAAAAATATTTCTTAAAAAAGTTGTTTTCTAATACAACAATCATTACTTTTGTAATATAATAAACATCCAACCTTATGAAAGAAACTAAACAAAGCGTCTTCGCTACGCTATCTGCAATCAATTGCAACGACCACACAGAACAAAAGAATGGTTTAACTTATTTATCTTGGGCTTGGGCTTGGGGTATTGTTAAGTCTTACTATCCATCTGCTAACTATGAAGTAGTTCATTACTTCGACAAGCCTTTCTTACACGATGTAAACTTAGGCTACTTAGTTACCACTAAAGTTACAATCGATGGCGAAACAATCCCTATGTCGTTACCAGTTATGGACGGTTCAAACAAGGCACAAAAACATATGGCTTATACTTATAAGACTAAGTTCGCTGAGAAATCAGTAGAAGCTGCTACAATGTTTGACATCAACACAGCTATTATGAGATGCCTTACTAAGAACTTAGCTATGTTCGGTCTAGGTCATTACATCTACGCTGGTGAAGATTTACCTAAGTCTGTTGAAACTAGATCAATGTCTGAAGTTATGCTTGACTATAAAACAAAAGCATCATTGAAAGAATGGTATGCTACATTAAGCCCTGCACAGCAAAAAGAAATAAAAGCTCAATTAACAACATACGCTGGAACCCTAGCGGAGTAACCTCTCTTGGTTGGAAGTGATTGGGAGGAGAAATTCTCCCTTCGCTACGACCTTTTTCTAACCTTTAAATTCTAACCAATGCAAATCGACCAAAGATTTATTGACTGGTTGAACGGACCAGACTTCCGTTTGTCTTATTCTACACTTAAAAGTGTATTGAGTTCTCCTGCTAACTTCTACTGTACCATTATGGAGAAGCTAACTAAAACAGAGCAAGAGTCTACACCTGCACAAAGATTCGGCACACTTATCCATACATTAGTGTTGGAGCCAGAAACATTTGAAGGCAAGTATGTTGTAGGTAAAAAGTTCGGAAGAACAAAAGCAGAGCAAGAAGAGAAAGCTTTGTTTGCTGAGCAGAATGCTGGCAAGATAGTATTGACTGATGAAGAGTTTGCAAAAGCTCAAATGATATTGTCAAGTGGTTCAGATGAATTGAACTATATGAGAGAGCAACTTGGTTATGCTGAGTTGGTTATCCAAAAAGATATTGAGGACTTAAGATTCAAAACTATCATTGATGGTTTATCTTTGGACCACGGCACCATCTTCGAAGTTAAAACAACTTCAGATGTAGATGCTGATAAGCTATTGTCCTCGTTCTACAATTATAAGTACACTATGCAAGCTGCATTGTACAAGCGTATGGTTAGAGAGTTCCACGGAGTGGATCCAGTTCTAGAGTATGTAATTGTACAAACAGTTGCGCCTTACAAAGTTTATATGCTACCTGCTACAGATAGATATATGGCTTTCGGTGAGAAGCAATTAGCAGATGCTATTAGTGAATTTAAAATGGTAAGAGCGATGGGTAATTGGGGAGACGGATGGAACCTTAAGGCATTAGATTTGCCATCTTGGGCAGTTAAGCAACAAGAAAGAAAAGATCTAGAATTTTAAGATGAATGAAAAGCAATTGATGGGTATATTGAAACAAACGATATACCCTGATCTTGACCAGTCAGAAAGCACTACATCTACATTTGATTGTATTAGTTTTATAAACTTAGAGATGATAGAGCTTAAGTCAAGACGAACTCACTACGATGACTTGGTTATCGAAAAAATGAAATACGATTCTTTACTTGAGAAGTCTTACAAGATAGGTATGAAGCCAATATATATTTGCTCAACACCTATAGGCATTTGGAGGTTTAAAGTTTCTGCATTGCCAGAGCCTACTTGGGAAACCAAATCAATGCCAAAGACAACAGACTTTAATAATAAGAATTGGGTACAAAAGGTAGTAGGGTTTATCCATATACAAGACGGAGAAGACATAAGCTACATTATAAAGTAAAACAAATTGAAGAATAGCATCCCGAAGTACAAGGGAACGAAGCACAGGCGAGACATACCATAAGAACTGCGGTCTCCTAATCGTTGGTAGGCTTTGTTGGCAACTCAAAGGTGTATAGACAAAAGTTGCAAATAGTCAGGTGGCTACACGGTATTGTAGTAAACAGAATAGCAGAGGTCGTAAGCCCTCAAGAGGTTCGACTCCTCCCTGACTACAAAGTGGTAATAGACGAAAATGAAATTCCTGCTGTGATGTTAACTTAATCAGCACATTCAGAAGTAGAAATGAACAACCGCAAATTGTTCGCCACATTAGCCAAGTAGCGTAATGGTAACGCTCCACCATTGTAGGTGGGAGACGCAGGTTCGATTCCTGTCTTGGCACTAAAACCTTTCGGAGTATGGGATAACCGAGGATATATTATGAGTACACAAGCTAAGTACGAACAAAGAGAAGGTAGTGGTACCTTATTCGTAAACGACAAAAAAGGAAACGACAAAGCTCCTGATTATTCTGGAACTGTGTTAATTAACGGAAAGGAAATGCGCATCGCAGGTTGGAAGAAGCAAGCAAAGTCTGGTTCAACTTTCTTATCAATCCAAGTAAGCGAACCAATGGCAAGTACAGGTACAAAGTCTGCACCTACTTCTAAGTCAGCTGCTCCAGCAGATATGGATCTTCCATTTTAATTGATTGGATATTAATAGTTTATGGGGAGTTAACGCTCCCCTTTTACTAAGGCGTAGTATATATAATCTAAACAGAAAAAACATATGACAAAACAACTGGACCAAGCGTCACAAATCCTTTCAGAAGTAACGGTATTCCTTAAGTATGCGAAGTACCAACCTGAATTAAACCGAAGAGAAACGTGGGAAGAATTAGTATCTAGGAATATGCTAATGCATATCAAAAAGTACCCTCATCTAACCAACGAGATTATTGAAAACTACAAATTTGTTTTCGACAAAAAGGTATTGCCATCTATGAGATCACTTCAGTTTGGAGGCAAGCCAATTGAGATTAGCCCAAATAGAATTTACAACTGTTGCTTTGCTCCTGTAGATGATTGGAGAGTGTTCTCAGAAATTATGTTCCTATTATTAGGCGGAACTGGAGTTGGATTCTCTGTTCAGAAACACCACGTGGAACAATTGCCAGAAATAAGAAAGCCTAATGGTTCAAGAAAAAAGAGATGGTTAGTTGCCGACTCAATCGAAGGATGGGCAGATGCTGTTAAAGTTCTTGTTAAGAGTTATTTCTTTGGAGGCCTAAGCATAGATTTTGACTTTAGAGATATCAGACCTAAGGGTGCAAGACTAATTACATCTGGCGGTAAAGCCCCAGGCGCTCAACCATTAAAGGAATGTTTAGTTAAGATCGAAGGTATGTTGTCTAGCAAAGTAGATGGCGATAAACTTTCTCCTATCGAAGTTCACGATATGGTTTGTCATATTGCTGACGCTGTATTGGCTGGAGGTATCAGAAGAGCTGCATTGATTTCTTTATTCTCAGCTGACGATGACGAGATGATATCTTGTAAGTCTGGCAACTGGTGGGAATTAAATCCTCAAAGAGGCCGAGCTAATAACTCAGCAGCATTGGTTAGAAGAAAACTATCTAAAGATTTATTCTTCGACTTATGGGAAAGAATTAAGAATAGTGGATCTGGAGAGCCAGGTATCTACTTGACTCACGACAAAGATTGGGGTACAAACCCTTGTTGCGAGATTGCATTAAGACCAAATCAATTCTGTAACTTAACGGAAGTAAATGTATCTAATGTAGAAAGCCAAGAGGACTTGAATAGCAGAATGAAAGCAGCAGCATTTATAGGTACATTACAGGCAGGTTATACTGACTTCCATTACTTGAGATCTATTTGGAAAAGAACAACAGAGAAGGATGCTCTAATTGGCGTATCGATGACAGGTATCGCATCTGGTGCTGTGTTAAAATTAGATATGACTGAGGCAGCTAATGTTGTAAAGATGGAGAACGAAAGAGTTGCTAAATCAATTGGTGTAAACAAAGCAGCAAGAACTACAACGGTTAAACCTGCTGGTACAACATCATTAACTTTAGGTACATCATCTGGTATCCACGCTTGGCATAACGATTACTACATCCGTAGAATAAGAGTAGGAAAGAATGAAGCTATCTATTCTCACTTGGCTACTAACCATCCTGAGTTAATTGAAGATGAATACTTCAGACCACACGATACCGCTGTAATTAGCGTACCGCAAAAAGCACCAGAAGGATCAATCACTAGAACAGAAACTGCTTTAGATTTATTAGAAAGAGTTAAGCTTGTAACTGAGAAGTGGGTAAACCCTGGCCATAGAGATGGAGCTAATAGCCACAACGTAAGCGCTACGATATCTTTGAGAGAGAATGAATGGGAAGAAGTAGGCAACTGGATGTGGACCAACAGAGAGTTCTATAATGGTTTATCAGTATTGCCTTTTGACGGAGGTACTTATATCCAAGCGCCTTTTGAAGATTGCACTAAAGAAAAGTACGAAGAGTTAATGAAGTCATTAGTTAACGTAGACCTTTCTCAGATAATTGAAATGGATGACAACACAACACTAACCGATCAAGCAGCTTGTGCAGGAGGAGCTTGTGAAATTAAATAATATGAAATTAAAATTTAAAAAACTACACCCAGAAGCAATAATCCCTTCCTATCAAAAGGAAGGGGATGCTGGACTTGACTTAACAGCAGTAGACTTTGAAGTTGATAAGAACGGCAATGCAAGTTACGACACAGGACTTGCAATGGAAATACCAGAAGGTTACGTTGGATTGATCTTCCCAAGATCTTCAATCTGTAAGACTGACCTTGCCTTAGCTAACGCAGTAGGAGTTATTGATTCTAACTACAGAGGTCCAGTAACATTTAAGTTTAAACCAACTGCTGCATTTAAAAAGGCAGAAGGCAACTACGATACTGTTGCTTATAAGAAAGGAG